CGCAATGGACAAAACGCGAAATGCGTTCCGTTCGGTTTCTGGTGGACTTAATAGAATTAAAAGTTCAGTCTTTTCTGTAAGAGGTGCGGTGGCTGGCCTTGCTGGTGCATTGGCACTAAAAGAATTTTCTACACAAATTGATGATTTAGCAAAGCAGTCAGCGCGGTTGGGCATAACTGTTAATCAATTACAGACCTTACAATTTGCCGCAAGTCAATCAGGCACTGGCGCGGAAGAACTAAAAAAAGGTTTTGAGCGTTTCAATAAATCTATATCAGAGGCATCAACAGGCATCGGGACTGGAATAAAAGCCTTTGATGCGCTGGGGATTACGTTAAGCAATAACGATGGCAGTTTAAAATCCACCGACCATTTGCTTAATGAAGTTGCAAACGGCTTCACACAAATTGAAAACCCAGCCGATAAGGTTCGCATCGCAATGGATTTATTTGGTCGCGCTGGTGCTGGCATGGTCAATATGTTGCAGAATGGTTCGTCTAGTCTTCAGGCATTGCGTGACGATTTCAATGCAGTCACGATTGAACTTACAGGCGAACAGGCTCTGGCTGTCGAGGAGGCTAACGATAGGTTTGACAAGCTGTTTAGAGTTTTTAGTTCTTTAGGTCAGCAAATAACGGCTGTGCTATTACCAGCATTAGCATCGATTGGGACAGTTGTTTCAGGTGTGGTTCTACAGGCTATATCAAAGACTGTTGAAGCAATTCGTGGTTTAGCAAATGTCGGCATTGAAATTATAAACTTTTTCAAAAGCGATGATTTAAATAAGTTTACATTTGGCGAAAGTCTACAGGCTGACATTGCAAGGATTAGGGAAAACCTAGATAAGACAATTGAGCCATCAAATGAATTAGGCAAGTCGGTTCAAGTCGTTGCTGAAGGTTTTGAGAGGCAGGAGACTGCATTACAAAAAGCCAATAAAAGTTTTGCCGATTATGCCGAAGCATCAAAGGATGTTGAGGCAAATCTACGAGGCGCGGCTTTTAAAGGTCTGCAAAAACTTGAAGACGGGCTTACTGGAATTATTACTGGTACTATGAATGCTAAAGAGGCATTCAGGTCTATGGCGACTAGCATCATATCTGACCTCGCTAGGATATTTGTTCAGAAACAAATCACAGGCGTTATAGCTAGTGCGTTTCCGAATATATTCAGCGGCGGCGGTAAAGCTATTGGCGGTGCAGTTCAAAGAGGCCAGCCATATATGGTCGGTGAAAGAGGTGCTGAGTTATTTGTTCCGAACCAGTCGGGCAGTATCATTCCAAATGATAAGATGGGCGGCAGTGGAGTCACGATTAATCAAACTATAAATGTTTCAACAGGCGTTCAGCAGACTGTAAGAACAGAAATTGCAAGCCTAATGCCACAAATTGCAGAAGCTACAAAAGCGGCTGTCGCCGATGCGAGAATGCGTGGTGGCTCATACTCCAAAGCGTTTGGGAGATAGTAATGGCTATAACATATCCTCTATCTACCCCGACCAATAAAACCATTGCTGGCATCAGGCTTACAGCTAGAAATGTTGTTGGAGTTTCAACTTCTCCATTTAGTTTTAAACAGCAAACGTACCAATTCTCTGGGCAACGTTGGGAGGCCGATATTACACTGCCACAAATGAATCGTGAAAACGCAGAGGAGTGGGTTGCGTTTTTGATGAAGCTATACGGTCAAAAAGGCACGTTTCTTTTAGGCGACCCATTGGGCGGCACTGCTAGAGGCTCGGCATCATCAGCCGCAGGAACGCCAGTTGTAAACGGCGCAAGCCAAACTGGCGACACATTAGCCATTAACGGATTGCCAGCCAGCGCAACAGGCTATCTAAAAGCAGGCGATTACATTCAGTTAGGTTCAGCCGCCACTGCACAGCTTTATAAAGTTTTAAACGATGCAAACAGCAATGGAAGCGGCGAGGCAACCTTAGACGTTTGGCCTAATTTACGCTCATCACCATCGGACGGAGCGGCAGTGGTCGTAGCTAATGCAAAAGGCGTGTTCAGGCTTGCAAGCAACGAGGCAAACTGGAACATCAACAACCTTGCTTTTTATGGCATTACATTTGGTGCAGTGGAGAGTTTGTAATGTCACGCAATCTTACAACCGCAGTATCAAATCAATTATCGGCTGATGAGTTACAGCCATTCTTTGCTATTAAGTTAAACTTTGATAGCGGTGCTTTGCGCTTATGGACTGGCTATGGCGATATTACAGTTGCCAGTGAAACTTACACGGGTGGTGGTCAATTCTTGGGAATATCGCCAGTAGAGGAAACGGTTGAGATTGCGGCTAGAGGCGTATCGATGTCTCTTAATGGTATTGATGCAAGCCTTATAACTCTTGCGCTTACAGAAAATTATCAGACACGTTCATCCAAAGTTTTTTTAGGTGTTATATCTTCTGGTGCAGTCGTAGCAGACCCATATTTAATTTTTGATGGTCGTATGGATGTGATGACTATCGACGATAATGGCGAGACTGCAAACATCTCAATGACTGCTGAAAGCAGGCTGATTGAATTGGAGCGTCCAAAGTTGCGACGCTATACAAGTGAAGACCAGAAGCTAAATCATCCTGATGATATTGGTTTGGATTTTGTTGCATCACTGCAAGAGAAAGAGATTGCTTGGGGTAGTGGCAAGGATGACATTTCATCACCAGTGTCGGTCAATAATGTTTATGATGTTAATTTACCGTATTTCTAATGCGCTACGCTGATTGGGATAAGAGGCTTGCCGCATATATAGAAGAAGTAAGGCAGATGCCATTTGAGTGGGGTAAGCATGATTGTTTTACTTTTGCGGTCAAATGTGAGGAAGCTATATCAGGTGTGACTAGGTTTCCTGAACTTTATAAAGCTGATTATCATAGCCAGTTTGGTGCAACCAAAGCATTTATGAAAAACGGTTATCGTGGCATGATAGATTGTGTCAACAGGCGGTGTGTTCAAATAAATCCAAGTATGATACAAAGAGGTGATTGGGCGGCTATCGATACACCAGATGGATTGGCGATTGGTGTCGATGTAGGTGGTAAAATTGCCGTTCCGAGTGTTAATGGATTAGTCTTTTTTAAAACGAAAGACGTAAAAGCTGGATGGAGTATTTGAGATGCCACAGGCAGTAGTCGCCGCAGTAGTATATACAGCCGCCGCCGCTGGCGCAACATACGCATTTGGCACTTTGGCGGCAATCGCGGCGTTTAGCTTTACAACTACATTTGTGACTGCTTTAGCTTTATCCGGCATTTCAATGGCTTTAACAAAAAAGCCGAAGATACCAACACAAGCAACCATGCTTGGCAGAAGCCAGATGGTCAAACAGCCAATTACATCCAGAAAGATTGTCTATGGTCGCCAGAGGGTTTCAGGCGCAGTTGTCTTTATGGAGACAAGTCAGAAGTCTAAATATCTACACATGATTGTTGCGATTGCTGGCAACGAATTAAACTCAGTCGAGAATGTTTATTTTAACGATAAAGAGTTAACGCTTGATGGTGATGGTAATGTAACTTCACCATCTCAGTTTTCAGGCAAGGCAATCGTAAAAACACAACTTGGAGCGGCAGACCAAGGGCATCTAAATCTGGCGCAATACGGCGCAATCTGGCCTGCCACTGCAACTCTTAAAGGCATAGCGTTTGTTTACGCACGTTTAGAGTATGACCCCGATGCATTTCCGAATGGCATCCCTAACGTGTCAGCCGTGGTGGAAGGTAAGAAGATTTATGACCCACGCACAACGTCAACAGCTTACAGCAAGAACTCTGCATTGGTTTTGCGTGATTACCTGACAAATGCCGAATATGGCATTGGCGCATCTAGCGATGAGATTGATGACGCATCATTTATTGCGGCGGCAAATGTCTCAGATGAAAATGTAACTTTGGCGGCTGGCGGTACAGAGAAGCGATATGAAAGTCACGGAGTTGTTGATACAGCTAATCCACCCAAACAGGTTATTGAGGAAATGCTATCTGCTATGGCTGGCACGCTTGCATATTCTGGTGGTAAGTTTTACGTAAAAGCAGGGGCATACTCATCGCCATCTGACACACTAACTGAAGATGATTTACGGGCTGGCATATCCATTGTAACTAAGCCAAGCCGCCGAGATAATTTCAATGCAGTTAAGGGTGTGTTTTTACCAAGTGAAAGCGGAGAGTGGCAACCGACTGATTATGCATCTATTACCAGTTCGACATTTGAAGCAGAGGATGGTGCGGAGCGTGTATTCAGTGAACTTGACCTAACTTTTACACAGTCATCCTCAATGGCTCAACGGATTGCTAAGATTGCATTATTCAAATCGCGTCAACAGCTTGTAATAAATATGCCATGCAAGCTGACTGCGTTTAAGCACAATATAGGCGATACAGTGATGGTTACGCTGGATAGATATGGCTTTAGCAGTAAAGTTTTCGAGGTCGTTAATTGGAACTTCTCCAACAGCGTTGATTCTAATGGCAATGCAGAACTTGGGGTTGATTTAACACTGCGAGAGTTAGCGTCTAGCGTGTACGATTGGAACGCTGAAGAAACAGCATTTGTGCTTGACAATACAAACCTTAGAAGCCCATCCGATTTATTAACGCCATCCGTTTCAGCAAGTGATGAGGTTCGTATCATCAATGAGGAAGTTATCACTGTGCTAAACATAGATGTAACAACATCCGACTTCTTAGCACAGCAAGTGGAGGTTCAAGCTAAAAAGCAATCTGATAGCCAGTTTACATCTTTAGGCATATCTACATTCAACGAAGCAGTCAGATTTGAAATGATAGACGTAGAGGATGGCATAACATATGACGTTAGAGCCAGAACTATATCAAGCATTGGCAACAGGTCAGCGTTTGCAACCACCACCAGAAAAATAGTCGGTAAGACTGATATCCCTTCCAACGTGCAAAACCTCTCGGTGAATATCATTGGAAAGGAATCGCATCTTAGCTGGACACCAGTTACCGACTTAGATTTAAGCCATTATATTGTAAGACATTCGCCAGCTACTACTGGTGCTACATTCATCACTTCTAGGACGATTGCTGATAAAATATCAAGACCAGCAAACACAGCTGTCGTGCCAGCTTTGACGGGAACATATCTCATCAAGGCTTTTGATAAGGGTGGCAGAGAAAGCCGCAATGCCGCACAATCTATCGTGACGATTGACAGCATTGAGTCTGGAAACATTGTTTCAACAATAACTGAAAGCCCTGCCTTTTCTGGAACAAAGACTGATACTGTTGTCGTTGATAATAAATTAATACTTACAACAACAAGTCTTTTTGATAGCGTATCTGGCAACTTTGATGATGCAGAAGGTTTATTTGATGGCGGTTCTTCTACCGTTGATAATGAAGGCTTCTATAATTTTGTTGGAGTTGACGGTGACGCAAGCATAGATTTAGGTAATAAGTTCACAAGCAGGGTAACATCTAACTTAGTTGTGAACCGAATAGACTATGTTGGGCTATTTGAGGACGCAGATGGCGACTTTGATACTCGTGAGGGTTTCTTTGATGGTGACGCATCAGAGTTTGGTGATACAAACGCCAAGCTTCAGATTGCGACTACTGATGGCGACCCTGCTGGTAGCCCTTCTTATACAGCGTTTAGAGATTTTGTAGTGGGAGAGTACACATTCAGGGCGGCTAAGTTCAGGGCAGTTCTAAACTCTAAAGATACATCTGCAACACCACGGATTGACACGTTACAGGTCATTGTTGATATGCCTGATAGACTAAGTCACGGAAATGATGTATCTTCAGGAACAGGCGGCAGTGGTTTAAATGTTACGTTTTCGCCAGCGTTCAGCGTATTGCAAAACGTAGCAATCACAGCCCAGAACATGAACAGTGGAGATTTTTATACTATTACAAATAAATCTGCGACAGGTTTTACGATAGTATTTAAAAATAGTTCTTCTGCAGTTGTGGATAGGACATTTGATTTTCAGGCCAAAGGATATGGCGCAGTAGTAAGTTAATGAGGTAAATAATGGCACAGCATGATTATGTGATTGACAATCAAGCATTCCCAGCGACAAGGGCAGATTTAAATTCTGTTCTGCAAGCAATCGTTTCCAATAATTCTGGCAGTTCTGCCCC